TTGTGTTATATATGCTTTTGCTACTGAACCGAATTGTGGTGGTAAAGCATAACATCTCATTAGGTAATCTTCTCGTGTTACAGTTCTGTTTTGTGCTCCGAAATATGCCATAGCATTATTACGAATTTCTTCCATCGTTTCTTCACTTCTAGCACCACGAGCTGGTTCTTGATTAGTTGTGGCAACTGAACTACGTACAAATCTAACTAAAGAACCATCTAACTGATTTTCGTTTTTGAATGTTGTAGTTATGCTTGTTACGTTTGTTAAGTCTTTAGCAGGTACATTATCAGCTATACCATTACCAACTAAATATTCAACAGTTAATGTTGTATTGGATGGTGCAACACCATAGGTTTTTGTATATAAAAAGTTTGATGGGTCAATACCTTGGTCTAAATCACCAACCACATTATATAAAGCTGAACCAACGTTATCTGGATTTGGTATTATTTCTTCATCAGCATTAGATGATATACCTGCGCCAAATTGTATAACAACCGAATCCTTATCTTCAAATCTAGTTGTAAATCGCTTTGGAACTTTTTTTAACTCTAAAAGATATGGTGTATCACCACTATATGGAAAATATTCAGTAGAATTATCTTCATTATTTTCAACTTGCTCAAATACTGTATTTTGTGCTAAGTATGGTACTTTAGTCCAAACATCATCATCACTATCAGTTATTTTTGTAATTCTAATAATATCTTCATCTTCAATTTTTATCTTATCATATATTCTTGGTGAACCAAAAGTAAATGTTGATGTTTTAACAGTACCACTACTAGCTTTTATATTCTTTTTTAAAAGATAATATGTTGGTTGATTTGTAGTGTTATCAATCTGATAAACGGTTACTTCTGTAGGACTGAATGATGATGATACTGAAAAATCTATAAGTTGAGTAGTTCTAAATTCAACATCTCTAAAATCAGTAGACCCGATAGTCATTCCTTCAGCTATAATCATAGCATATGAAAAATCAGGCTTTACATTATCACCACTTCCCTTTGCCGGTACTAACTGAAATACATCCAAATCAACAGTAGCATGTACAACATTCTTTGGTTTGTAACCATATGCCGCGGCAAGATTAAATAGATTAGCTTTTTCTTCCGCCGTTGTAAGTAATGATTCTCTAAGTTGTGTATCTGTATAAAATGATAATACATCACCAACATAAGATGCCATTTCTATAAACATCATACCAGGTGATGATTCATTAAAATCATTATATGTATTTGGAAAATAGGTTTTAGCAAAATCTATTAGGTTTTTTCTAAACTGCCCGAAATCCCTACCAATTAAACTAACATCCCTATTTAGTGTTTCATATTTTTTCTTTGTTGGCATTATAGTTCCTATTCTATTATTGTATTTCCAGCTGAATCTACAAAGATTATTATTTGTGTATTAGCTCCTTGCTTAGTAACTCTAAAAGATAATTCTATTCTTACTAAGTTTCTATCAAAATCCGGCTGTATTAATATATCATCTATTACTATATATGGTAACCAAAATCCTATATCATCACGTAATGATTGTTCTAAATCGACTTCTAAAGAAGAGTTCATTTGTTCAAATAATAATGATGGTATATTAGAACCAAAATTAGGTTGAAATACACGCTCACCCTTTCTAGTCAATAGTAAGTTTTTAAGATTGGATATTGATTGTTCTTCAGTAGTATAGCTTAAATTAAATAAACCACTACTTTTACCAAATGGTAAAGTTATACCAACAGCAACATCCTTATTTAAATCTAAAGGATTATAGAAATATTCTTTCCGCTGTGCCATTTATCATTTCCCTTTTTTGGCGTTTATCTTTTTCATCAAAGATGAATAGTCACGTGTTAATGCTTCACCAACTTTAGTTCCTTCCAAATTTACATCCATTGGTCTACCATCCGGGTCAACGGTTGGTGTCATATTATTAACGGTAGGTGTTCCACTATCATATCCTAACATTTCAGCCATAGCACCACGATTAAAACCTTGTGCTTGTTGGGATGTAAACATACCATTACCATTTATGTTCTGCCATTCATCAGAATCATAGGTTTCAGTCAATATCTGATTAACCATATTATCTTTTGAGAATTTAATCTGTTTCTTAGACTTAGGTTGTTTAGTTTCTAATATATGGGAAACATCTAATGGGTCAAACTTTGGCTGTTTAACTTTAGGTTGTACATTCTTAGATTCGTTAAGTAGTGATTTGAATTCTTCTCTAACTACTTTTCTAACTATACTTTCTAATAATTTAGCTATTTGTCTTGGTTTCATAGTATTACTTTTGTATATAAATATCAATCAGTTTTAATTTATTACTGTTCCATATTATTTATATTTTGTAAAATTGTCTGAATATTTTGTTTGATGGTTGTACTTTCAATCTTATTTGATTCAGATTTAGTTTTTGATTGTATGAATGATGTAAAGTTTATCAATGGTTGATTTCCTAATTGTGTAAGTACTTGTGATGTACTTAATGATTGAGCTATACTGCTAGATTCATCATGTGCTTTTTCCACATTTTCATTTAACTTAATAACTTCATCTATCAACGTTTTTAATTGTGTAAACAATTCATCCATATCCATAGCCCAATTAGGTGTACATATGTTTACGGATTTATCAGCTGATAGTATTATATAATCGGATTTAGAATTTAGTAAGATTCTATCGGATGATAGGATTATGCTGGGATTATCAAATTGTGATTGTACATCAACACCCCTACCAATATTACGTTGTGATGTTTGTATTCTAACCCGTTGTGATGCTGTTAACCAAATAGATGATAAGTCATCATCTATATTTTCAATAGTAAATTTATTGTATTCACCACTTTGAGCTCTACCATTTGATATTATAGTGATTGGGTCTGATTCATTTGATGTTGACCATGTGGGTCTTTTGGTAGTTTGTGTTGTAGATGGTGTATATCCAAATCGGATAGAATGACCAAACCTTCCTTCAATTAAAACATCACCTAAGAATGGTTGTAATGGACTAACACCGGATTCTTCTATAAAACCCTCACCTAAATCATTTGAAGTATCATCTGTATTAGCAACATTTGGTGTACCGCTTGACGTGTTATCATAATCGTTATTATTTGATTCCGATGGCTGTGGTGCTATAACTGGTGGTAACGCATTATTATTTGGGTTTAATTGAATTGATATGGGATTCATATAGTATAATCTTGAATCCCTAGTAGCTCCATTAGTATTAACACCAATGCTAGGGAATAGTAGAACTAATTCACCTAGTATTGGTAATCTTTTTATATTTGTATCTAACGGATACGCTTTTCGAAGTAATCCAGAAGAGTCGGATATAAGAACATCTATACTATAAATTTCATTTATATCTGAGTCTTTTAGATTTATATTTTTAATTACTCCGGTTTTAAAATTCATTAAGACTCCATATCTTTTAATGAATCAATTTTATCATCAATTATTTTAGCGTTTTCTAATAATTGTTTTTTTTCTTCATCGGATAACCCAAATGAATCTTCCATATTAGATGATGAGTCTTTAAGCATTCTTTGAATTATTGCCGCTAGTTTTACAATCTGGTCATCATTCTTTACTGCGATTTCCATATATTCTTTAATTAAAGGTACTACAACGGTAGCATCATTTATATCCTTAACCAACGGCTCTAACTGACTTATTAATAATTTTATCTGCCTATCTTTCTTTTTTGAATTTGTATATATATCAGACATTATATCTGAAAATGTTTTTCCTTTGAAAAGTTCGGTATCCTTATCCATATATATCCTTTAATTTATATTCAGGATTTAAATATCCATCTTTATTGTACTCGGTTAATAATTCAGCATATATCATTTTTAACTTACCAACTACCTTTGTTATGTATTGTGTATGTACATTAGTTCGTTCTCTTATAAGTATATATAAAGCCTTCTTATTGTAAGAATATAAGTCAGCTCTAGCTCTAAATAGTTCATTTATGCTATCAGCTATCTTTTGGTCACGTTCTTTTGAAAATATATCGAATAAATTAATATCAATATAATCAACGTATTGGTCTATAAAATCGGATTTAGATTCTACTTGATTATTTCGTGTAACCTCATTTGTTATATTACGCGTGGTATCAATCATAGATATATCAGCCTTTGCTTTCATTCTAGCATAGTTATTATTATTTTCATTAAATAAATAGTTTCTAGCTATTACTGTAAAATATGAAAATGCCTTACCTTTACCCTTAGTGAACTTATGTATTTTTTCATTAAGAAACGCAACCACATTAGCCTTTACATCTTCATATGGTACATCGAAGTAGTAAGTTTTCCAAGTATGTATAGAGTTTTCTGCTAATTTATCAAATGCTTTGTGTATGAATCTATTGTAAATTTTATTCCTAAGTCTATCATCTTCACATTCATTATAAGCTATAATAGCCATTTCGGTTATTTTAGTAAAATACCGCTTACCCTTTTTCTTTCGTGCCATCTATATTATACTTTTCGTTAATAGTATTTATTGAATTTTTTAATTGCTTAAATACATATCCAGTTTCATCATCGGATTCAAATGAACCAATCCTATCTAGTTTGGTTATTTTATTATAAGCTGAATCTAAATCATTATAAATTGATAATAATAATTCATCCGTTTTATTTAATTCATCTTCAATTTCTTCATATTTTGTTAGTATATTATAAAGAGCATAAAGGCATATTGCGAATAATGTAAGTACTACTATCAATATTGTTACTGCGAATTCCATATTAAACTTCAGTTGTGTTTCCAAATATTGATTTAAAATCAACTTTATCTGGCATTTTAATATCTTTTAACTTTTGTTTCTTAGTTGGCCTACCACCCTTATTTAAACTATTAGATACTTTTGATTGTTTAAGTTTCAACCATCTTTCATTTTCATATCGCGCTGCCATAATATCAGCCTGATGCATTATAAATGGTAGCGATGTTTTCAATGAATTATCTTTATTATATGATATAAAGTATTCTTTATTACCATCATCATATAAACCATCGGTTAATTTGATACTTAAATATTCTATTTCGGATATTTTGATTCCATAATGGTTTAGTAGCCAAAAAGTTCTATCATTAAGATTCATAAAGTGCATACTAGCGTTTGTTTTATAAATCTTTCCTTGATTTTCTATATGCCATTGTGAATCATTTGGAATGTACCAACTATCTGTATCATTACCAACCTTTCCCAAATCATGATGTAATGCAGTAAATATTACAGTTTCTTTATCATAATCACCAATACCCATACCCATTTCAACATACAAATCATATACCTTTATGGCATTACGTGTAACTCTAAGTATATGGTCAATATACCCACCTGCGAATGCATTGTGAAAATGAGCGGTGGATGATGCTGGCGTAAGGACTATTCGATTCTCTAATAAATCATACATATTGTTTAAGGATTCCAACCTACTACCACTAAAGGTATTATTGATTAGTTTTCTAAACTTAACGTAATTTTCTTGTATTGTTGTTTCATCTAAAATGTGTACCATAACTTTTATTTTTTATTTTTTAATATTGATAATAATTCACTTTCTCTATAAATGTGATATGTTTTTCCACCATTCTTATGTTTAAAGCCAGTACCATCTAATAATACAGTATCTCCAACTTTAACACTCATTGGTATTTTATTACCTGTATGTGTAAATAACCCATCACCAACGGCAATTACCTCACCCATCATTGTTGTTTCTGAACCAGATGGTTTGTAAAGACCACCCTTTGTTTTTTCGTCGTAACGTTTTACTATTTCAATCACAACTCTATCCCCTAAAGGTTTGTATTCCATTTCCATAATTATATTATTTTATCTACGATTCCTAATTCTAAAGCTTGAGTTGATGTTAAAAAGTAATCAGTTTGTTGATTATCTGACCACCATTTCTTATCCTTTTTAGTACATTCTTCCATTATACGATTACAATCATCTTCCAATTGTTCTGCGAATTTAGCATTGGATTTTACATCTGATAACTTACCTGCTGTAAATGATGATAGCTGATGTACCATTATTTTTGAATGTTTAGATACTGCTCGTAATCCCGTACCTGCTGTTAATAACAAAGCCGCTGCAGACATAGCCATACCCCTACATACTATATTTGTTTTAACACCATCATTATCTAATGTACGAATGTAATCTATCAAACCCAATGTTTCAACAACATCACCACCACCAGAATTAAGTAATATGGTTACCGATGTTAAGTTTGGATTAATCTTTCTAAGTAATCTACATTTGGATATAACATCAAATAGTAGTCCCGGTTCTATTAAATCATTAATCATAATGATATTATCAGCTACATCAATACCATAATCCAATTCTCTGAATTCTTGAAACCACTTACTACGCTCATCTGAATTTGTAGTTGTGTAATTTACATTCATTTCAGATTCATTCCCATCGTTATAAAGACTCATACTACATATTTTTTTTACAATTTATTAAATATACGAAAAATTATTTAAAAAACAAAATTTATTACATATTATTTTCGTTGAATCTATCTGAATCTGAATAATTTTTAAAATTAGGGTCAGCCTGGTTTTTAGGTTTTGTAATCTTAGGGTTTGGTGTTTATATTTGTTTTTTAATTTCTTTTTTTTTACCCAATACTATAGGTAATTCTTCTACATCATCATCAGAATCTTTAATTATAATTGGATTTATTTTTTTAGGTTTATCTGTATATGTTAATTTGTTAAGAGCTAAAACCATAGCTATAGCTAATGGGTCGAATACAAAAACAATTAGTAAGGTAAACCAATTTACAACAACATCCATTGGTTTATTTGTTATTTTTGATAGATATCGAAGTGTGCCTATTTCAGCAGTAACTTCTGAATCGGATTGAACTTTTAATATCTTAAAATCAATATTTGTAACAGAGTCGGTTAAACTTTCTATTTTTGTAGAAATTACATTTCGTTGTTCTTTAGATTCTAGTAACTGGCGTTCTAAAACTCGGCGTGTTGATGATGATGTAGTCGTTATTATTTGACCAGTTTCTATATCTTTATATTGAATAACATTGTTTGATAAGCCTTTAGATAGTTCTGTTATAGATTCACTCAAATTTTGCTTTTCAACTATTAACATTGATAGTTGATTATTATATCTATCTTTTTTAAATTCCA